TTTTGAAAGACCAAGTATGCCATACAAAGCATATTACAACAACTTAACAGAAGATACAAAAAAAGAAATTGAATGTTTAGCGGAAAATATTTACTTTGAAGCAGGTCACGAGCCTGATATAGGTAAAGTTGCCGTAGCATTTGTCACCATCAATCGTGTAAAAAGTAGTCGCTTTGAATCCGATATTTGTAGTGTCGTAAAACAAAAAATGGCAGGTGTTTGCCAATTTTCATGGTACTGCGAAGAAAGACCTAAGGCAATGTCGCAAGGTAAGGTCTTGACAAATAGTAACAATTCATTGTATAATAACATTAGAAATTTGGCAATATATGTTTATGCTAATTATGAAAGAATTGAGGACCCAACACACGGCGCTCTATTCTATCATGCAGATTATGTGAGTCCAAAATGGAAAAACATGGAAAAAACAGCAGTAATAGGCAGACACATTTTTTACAACAGAAAGGACTTAAAACAACTATGAACGCAAAAGTATCAGATTTAATTAAGTTAGATTCGACATTTGTTATTTGTTTGACATTAATTCTTTTAACCACAGTTGGAAGTATGTCGTATTATTTCATTAAAGATAGAACATTGATGGCAGGAAATATTGACAATGCAATCGCAAAAGGAATTGATCCTCTTTCGGTTCGTTGTTCATATGCCAAGAGTGATGATTTAATTTGTGTTGCATTTGCGGCTTCAGCACAATCACATAATGTAGCATCGTCCGCTAAAAAATAAAAAAGGAGTTTTTGTTATGGCAGTTCAACAGTTGAGCATTAATCAACTATCGCAACCAGACCGTGAAAAGTTGTTTAAAATCGTAAAAGAATGTTCCGATTCAATGACACGAATCGAAGGTGAAAACGATTTTATTCGGGAGAGTATTGCAGAGACCGCAAAACAAATGCAATTACCTAAGAAACTGGTTGCGAAGTTGGTGAGAGTTTATCACAAGCAAAACTTTGATGAAGAAGTTGCTGTGAATGAACAATTTGAAAATCTATATGAAAGTGTGGTGAAATAATGTCTAAATTTACTTTTGTTTGTCAGGAAGAATCTATGCCTTTTGTGCATAGCATTCAATCTAAAAGAACCGTTGAGTTCAATGCAGAAACATTGGATGATATTTTGAATGAGTTTGAAATGTTCTTGCGTGGTGCAGGATTTCATTTTGAGGGTCATTTGGATTTCGTAAATGAAGATGATTTTATTCAATTTGAAAATGAAGAAGATGACCTCGAAGAATCAAAACAAAGATGGAATGCCACAGTTCATTCATTGATGAATCCTCCTAAATTTCGTGCCAATGCAACCACTTGCGAAGTGTGCGGATTGAACAAAGAAATGATGGCAACACATCATTGTTATGACGATAATTGTCCTGTTCACGCACCACAATCAGTATGTAAAAGTGAAGAATAATGCCAACAAAAGATGAAATGGCGAAGTTTGCCAAAGCCATTGACGCTCTTGTTTCCAAAACTGATTACAATCACATAGAAGCGATTGTAGAATACTGTAAACAAACTGGACTTGAAATAGAAGTGGCGGCAACATTAGTAAACGCCAATTTAAAATCTAAGTTGGAAGGTGATGCTATGGATAATAACATGTTGAAAGAGAAAAGTTCTCGTTTACCTTTATGACTGGTTATGAAACATTTGGAATATACGAATCTTTAAAACTACATTTCTCAAAGGACACATACGATTTTTTCAAATACAATGGTAAAACAAACCATTCGGTTCAGTCCTTTGAAAATCGTAAAGACAAGTATCATTTCTATAAACTTTCCCGAAAGTATACCAACAAGGATGCCTTAATAGATTTCTTGGTTGCCAACTTTCTGGAAGACGATAAAACATGGGTTGGTAAACTTTTAGAAGAAGATGCTGATATAAGATATCGTAATCGTCAAAAAGTCGTCCAAAGTCTTTCCTATGCGTTTGAGAATGATTGTAGAACAGTCTTTGAGAATCTAAGTGATCCAAATGAGGTCATCAAAACGGATGGCGATTACCCGGTATTATTGACAAAGGCATTACGCAAAGAGATTACAATTGAAACTTTGGTGATACTGAATAAAATTCTAAATTTCTTTCCGATGTGGGATAAAAAAATCACCGATACAATTCGTTGGCCTGATTTTAGGCGTAAATGTGAAAAGTATGCCTCATTTCTACCACAAGATGTTGTAAAATTCAAGTTGATATTGAAAAAGGTTTTGGAATGAAAAAATTATACCTTGATATGGATGGCGTTCTCTCTGATTTTGAGGGTGCATTTTCTGGTCATTATGGACCTGACACCTTAAAGAACCGAGAAAAAAAGTTATGGACAGAAGAATGGCCTAATTTCATTTTAGAGAAAAAAGGATTCGAATCTCTTCCTTGGTGGCCAGGTGGCCAAGAAATGGTCAAGTTTGCAAAAGAACTTGCCAAGAAAGGGATTGAAGTAGAAATTCTGACTTCATCTGGTGGTGAAAAATATCACAATGAGGTGAAAGAGCAGAAGATTGCTTGGTTAAAGAAAAATGGTATTGCATTTAAACCGAATGTTGTGCCTGGTCGTAAACATAAGAGAGATTATGCAGGACCTGGCATTGTTTTAGTTGATGATACCTTAGATGTTATTCAAGCATTTAATAAAGCAGGCGGTATCGGCATACATCACAAAGATTTGGGCGATACTATTGAAAAAATAAAAACCCTGCTTGCATGAACACTAAATATAAGATACATTATGTTTATGTGAATAAGTCGTTTATATACCGTTAATACTCCGTTTATACGAAAGGAAATACAATGAGTAGTTTTGCAAATTTAAAGCGTGGTCGCAATGACTTCGCTAAACTCACAAAGGCTATTGAAGCCACAACCCAAACCGCTGAAAGCGGATCCAAAGAAGATACCCGATTCTGGCAACCTGAAGTAGATAAAGCAGGTAACGGCATGGCTGTTATTCGTTTTCTACCCGCACCTGCCGCTGATGGTGATGATGCTCTACCTTGGGTTCGTGTGTTCTCTCATGGATTTCAAGGTCCTGGCGGTTGGTTCATTGATAATTGTTTGACAACTATTAATGAGAAATGTCCAGTTTGTGAACACAACAATACATTATGGAATTCTGGCATTGAAGCAAATAAAGATATTGCTCGTAAACAAAAACGAAAACTATCTTATATTGCGAACATCTTGGTAGTTTCTGACCCTGCCAATAAAGAAAATGAAGGACAAGTCCGTCTTTTCAAATTTGGTAAGAAAATCTTTGATAAGATTACTGAAGCAATGAATCCAGATTTTGAAGATGAGAAAGCAGTCAACCCATTTGATATGTGGGAAGGTGCCAACTTCAAGTTGAAGATTCGTAATGTTGAAGGTTATCGTAATTATGATAAATCAGAGTTTGCAGAAGTATCTGCACTTTTTGATGGTAATGATGAAAAACTTGAAGCACTTTGGAAATCAGAACATGGTATTAAAGAGTTTGCTGAAAAGAAACAATTTAAACCTTATGAACAGTTGAAATCACGCCTCGACAAAGTTCTTGGTTTTGATGGTACTGCCTCTGCAACAAAGACCAAAGCAGTTGATTCAGTTGTTTCTTCAATTAAAGATGAAGATGTGTCCATGATTGATAAATCGATTGGTGATGATGAAGATTTGGACTATTTCAAATCTCTTGCAGAACAAGATTAAGTAATTAATCTCTTTCTTCCAACCCGGCCTTGCGCCGGGTTTTTAACTGGCGTTAACGCTTAGATTATTTGTTCTTTCTATATTCACAACAGAAGGATTTCCAACTTTACCTTGTTGTCTCTGTAACATAGCTAATTTGGAAGATTCTTTAGTTAATCCTAAAACTTCTCCAGTTTGTAAATCTTTGTCACTTAAAAAATTTCCATAATATTGGTCCGCAATCATTCTCACCGGCTTATCACCCATTGCAATAAGTGTTGGTGCTGCGGTTTTTAAAGGATCCCATGTGCTTTCTTTATGTTGGTTATAGTTATCTTTATTTCGATGTTCAAAATGTAAATGTGGACCTTTACTCTGTCCTGTATTACCCATGAGACCAATTATTGTTCCGGGGTCAAGTTCTTGACCCTTTTTAACATTGATTTCATCCAAATGACCAAAACGAAGGAACTCATTGTTTATTGCCAAGGTAATCATATTACCATAACCATTCACCATACCTGCATTAGTTACTTTTGCATAAGTTAAAATTTGAATGGGTGATCCACGAGGAATTCCCGCATAATCAACTCCATAGTGAAATTGAGGTGGCGCTAAAGTTCCATCTTTATTTTTAAATTGTCTCATTCCATATTTTGATGTTACTACCGCCTGGCCTTTAGTAGTTGGATATGTTACATTTTCATCACCAGAAGTTTTTTCCTTTTCTTTTTTAGGTTCTTGCACAGGAGTCTTTTTTGGAGGTTGAGGTGCAGGTGTTGGTGAAGGAGTAGGCGCTGGTGCAGGCGGCGCAGGAGGAACTATTGGTGGTGGAAGTTTAGATACTTTTTCTTCTTGTTTTTTAATTTCTTTTTGTCTTCCTGAAATTAAAACACCGGTTATTGGATCATAAACTTCTTCATCCAAATCCTTTTCTTTCCAATTTAATTTCTCTATTTTTTCTTTCCAAATACTTCTTCTTTTTACCAATGCCTCTTTTTTCACATTTAATTCAGAAATTTCACCATCAAGTTTAGTGCCATCATCTTGCAATTGTTTAACATAGGCATCTCGTTCTTCTTTTTTACCTCTTGTTCGAACTTCATTTACATCAATACCAAAAACATCTAATGCAAGCCAATATTTTAAAGATTCTGCTTCGGTAACCAAAGTGTTTTTGGCCAAAGATAAAAATCTACCTATACCATCAATAGTTTTTATTGTTGCATCTTCTAAGGTGTTAAAAATTACTGATGCTTCTTCTTTGTTAATCAAACCAAAAGAAACTGCATTAAGAAAATCAATAGAGCCTGTTCTGAACCATTCATACCAATCAAAATTTACAACAAAATCTTTAAATTTTATCGCACCAGTTTTTACTCCATCAAAAGTATTTGAAATAAAAGTTCCAATATCAGAAACGGCAATAACCATACTGCCAATTGCAACCATTAAACCGCTTACCAATAAATTAATAATTTTAGAAAAAGAGAATCTACCTTCAGATTCATCTGTTGTTTTTTCTGATTTTTTAGGAAGTCTAACAAATAATTGTTGATTCGACCTAGCATCAGAAATTTCTTTACCTAAAATACCACCTTCCGCCGGTCGGCCGCCCTCTAATTTAACTAACTGTGTGAAACCTTTATTAATCTTTTTAAATTCTTGTGCAATGGTTTTAAAAGAAAGACCCATCTTAGCAAACACTTTTAAAGATGCCGTAAAGTCTAATTTTGTTTTCTCTTGTTCGGCTTTTGGTTTTTCTTCTTCTGAATTTTTCTTTTCTTCTGGAGATTTGATTGTTGTCGATTGCTTAGTTTGAGGTGTAGCTGATTGTTTTACCAATTCCTGAATAATTTTTTCTCTGAATGGTGTTAAAACAAAATCAGAATAACCAGGTTGAGTTGCAGCTTTCATTTGTTTTGACAACAACAAATCAGCCGCTTCTTCATTGGCTTTTTCTTTGACCCTTTTTAATTGTTCCTTCGTTAAATCTTTCCCACCATTTGACAAGATTAAACCAATTTGATTGGAATCTAAAAGTTCGTTGAATTTTTTATTATCCATTTACACAACTCTACTCAACAGGATTGAAGCATTATCAACTTTTTCAACATCTTTTTTAGGAAGATTTTTCGCCAACTTTGTATTATCGGTATGTTTAATGTTTACAACATCATATTCAACAGGTTTCTTTTGTTGACGATGACCCAAAAACATTTCTTTTGAATCATAAATTATTTTTTTACCAGTTGCAGGTTCAACAACAGTAAATGCATTAGAAAGTGTGGAGGTATCGGGACCACCAGTACCAATAGAAGCTACTGCGGCTTCAGCATATTTGGTTCCTTTTTCTTTTGCATGTTTAATTTGTTCTGCATAGTTTTCATCTTTAAAATAAGAATGACTTGCATTGATACCTGCACCACCTCTGGCCACATTTAAAATGATAAATTTTAAAGCTTCTTCATCACTTTCAAATTTATTCATTCTTTCAATACCCAATTTTACTTTTTTTCCGCCAATGGAACTTGCAAGATACATTAAAGCGGCTTCGGCCGCAATTTTTGGATTTGATGATATCAAGTCTGGATTACTTTCAAGAGGTTGGTTAATTAAATTTCCAACCATTTTATAAGTGTTTTTAAATGTTATTTGTATGTAACCACGCCCACGGTATTTGTATCCATCTCCTGGTTCCGTATTACCCATTTTAAAGCCTCTTGGAGAATAAAGACCGTATGCTATATCATAAAATTTTTCGTTATCATAGAAAATTTTTAAAAGTTCGTCATCATCCATATATTTTCCACCATCCATAGTTTTAAGTTGTGGAAAAACTTCTCTGACTCTTTCTGGACCAGTTAAATTCTTTTTTGTGCCGTATTCATAAGTCCTAGACTTATCTTTTACTTGTTTTATATAACTTCCTGCTCCCATTTCTTTTGCAGATGGACTGATACCCGATTCTTTTGCTGATGTTTGAAGAATTGCTTTTAAAGCATGTTTGTTTGTAAGTCCAAGACTAATTAATTCTTTAACGAGAGTTTTTGCTCTCTCAAAGGTATCTTTTTCATCATCATTTAATTTTTGTTGTTTTGTTTTTTTCTTATCTTCTGGTTTTGGTGCTGGAGCCGGTGCTGGAGCAGGAGCCGGCTTTGTTGGTGCTGGAGCCGGTGCTGGAGCAGGAGCCGGCTTTGTTGGTGCTGGAGCCGGTGCAGGTTCTTCTCTTTTTACTTCTTGGCGTTTAGGTGGAGGAATTTC